AGGTTATGCCGATGCCAAATCCGTTTGGGAATTTGCGTGTTTAAAAATTCAGGAATCCGATAAACGTGAAATGGGATCCGGATATTATCAGGTTTTTAAAACCGGGGCCATTCAAAATTCACAATGGATCAATATGCAAAATCGGGCGTGGGATCGAATTATTGAATGTGCCAAAATGTTCGGATTGGATCCAAAATCCGAAAAAGCATTGATCCAAACCACGGATCCAAACCAAACCGATTTGTGGGATCAATTTGAAAAACTGAAAAAAAGTAATTGAAAATATCACGAAAAATAAAATCATCGGTTCCGTTCCGATATGCCATTGATGTTCGTGCCGGGAAAATTGTTTGCGGCCCGTTTGTTAAAATGGCCGTTTCCCGGTTTTGGGATTGGATTGAAAACGCCGATTCAAAAGGGTATTTTTTGGATCACGGTTCCGGGATGCATATCATTTTATTTTTCAAAACATTTATTCCGCACACCAAAGGGGAAAAAGCAAACGAGCCATTTGAATTATCACCATATCAGCAATTTACATTGTATAATATTTTCGCATGGAAAAAATACAATGAATCCGGCAAACCGGTTCGGGTGATCAAAACGGTTTATGAAAAAGTTGCCCGGAAAAATGGAAAAACGGCCGTTTTGGCGGCGTTGGGTTTGTATTGCATGGCGTTTGATAATGAATCCGGCCCGGAAATATATGTGGGAGCCACAAAGGAAGCACAAGCCAAAATTTTATGGGAACAAGCCTATCAATATGTGTTTAAATCGTTACCGTTGCGGCGTTGCGGTTTCCGGAATACTCAAAGGGAAATTAAGTTAAAAAAAACAATGGGCGTTTTCCGGTTTTTAGGTGGCGATTCCCAAACATTGGATGGTTTAAATCCATCGGTGGCCATCATTGATGAATATCATTCCCATAAAACCGATGGCGTTCGTGAAGTATTGGAATCGGCAATGGGATCCCGTTTGGAACCGTTGATTTATATAATTACCACGGCGGGATTCAACAAACAATCCGTTTGTAAAGCCTATGAAGATGTTTGCAAACAAATATTGAAAGGGCAAAAAGAAGATGATTCCACGTTTATCATGATCCATGAGCCGGCCCCGGATGATAATGGTGATTACAATTGGGAATCAATCGGAACGTGGAAAATGGCAAATCCGAATTTGGGGATATCGGTTAATTTAGATTACCTGAAATCCGAATATCAAAAGGCCATAAACCAACCATCCAAGATTCCAAATTTCAAAACCAAACATTGTAATTTGTGGGTGGATGGAATTTCCACATGGATCACGGAAAAAAATTGGAACAATTGCCGGGTTGATGAAATTCCGATGGAAAAATTTAAGGAATTCGGATGTTATGTTGGAATGGATTTATCCACCACCACCGATATCACGGCAATGGTGTTTTTATCAAACCCGGATGATGATGGCGTTCGGTATTTAAAACCTTTTTTTTATTGTCCGGATGATACCATTGAACACCGATCAAAAGAAGATCAGGTTCCGTACAAATATTGGCGGGATTCCGGTTTTTTAACATCAACGCCGGGAAATACCGTTGATTATGATGTTATCAAGGATGATTTGGCCCGGCGATATTATCAATATTCCGTGGAACGGGTGGAACTGGATCAATGGAATGCATCGCAATTGGCTAATAATTTGATGGAATTAGGATTTGAGGTGGCCTATTTTTCACAACAAATTTCCAATATTAGTTTTCCAACCAAGCAATTTGAAAAACTGGTGTTGCAAAACCGGATCCGACATGATGGCCATCCAATTTTGGCGTGGATGCTATCCGGATGTGTTTTGTATCAGGATGCAAACGAAAATATTAAAGTTCATAAAGGCCATTCCCATCAGGGAAATAAACGGGTGGATGGAATTATTGCCACAATTATGGCGTTGGGCGGTTCAATGGAAATTGAAGATCAATCAAATAAATCATCATATACCGATGATGATGATATTGAAATATTTGTATAACTATTAACACGGAACACATGGATTTAACTAACAAACCAATTCACCCGATTGAAAAACGGGTAAAACATCAAAAACAGCAAGAAAAAACCAAATTGGGCACCGGCCGATATCGTAAAGGGTTGAATTTATATTGTTTGTCGGTTGATGGTGATACGGCCACCGTGGAACGAATTGAAATTTCGGAAAAACGGGTGGTTGAATGGGATAACACTAAAAAACCGAATAAATCCCGGCGGGAATGTTTCATTGATGATAATAAACCCCATGTTTGGGCATTAAATATGGCCAACGCAAAACGGAAATTTGCCAAATATTTGATCAATCACATCCAAAATTCCGGCCAATGAACCATTTGCAACATAAAGAAATCACCCAAGATGAATTGGATTTGTACTTTTTTTATCGAAAAAACGGCATTAAAACCGGGTTTTTCCTTAGATACTTCCAGTGTTTAAGCAAGTCAAGGACGTGCCCGGAAGCATTTTCCACGGCCAATTCGGAATATTTTGAATTATTCGGTGAATACCGTTACAATTCGGTGCAATCATTTAGAAACCAATTACGAAACTATTTAAACCAATGAAAATATTATATCTGTTTTTAACAATCCTTTGTGGGTTTGGATTGATGTTCACAACGTCAATTTTATTTGATGTAACATGGATCCAAAATCAACCAGTTCGGGAAATATTGGTGTTGTGTTTGATCATCATTGAATTGGTGTTTAGTGTATTGATATTTCGTGGTATTTTATATTCCGATATGGAATAATCAAAAAAACCATCAATTTTCACCATTTGCAAACCCCGATAAACACGGGGTTTTTTCAATTACTAACTTTTAGTTTCTTTTTTTCCTGAATTATGTGAATAATTTTATACCCATCAATTAATTCACAACCGATTTTGGAAAACGTAATTATTCGATCATTACAAAACGGATTTAAAATCCGATCCGGATCCGGAACCACGTTGCCCGATGCCGATTTATCCGGCGGGGCGTTTTCTTTTTTTAACGGAATTACCCGTTCGGGTGCAAAAGTCAATTATAATACTGCATTAACATTAAGTGCCGTATATAATGCGATCGATCAAATTTCCAATGACATTGCCAAATTACCAAAAGCGGTTTTCCGGGTGGATCCAACTGGTGATCGTTTCCGGGATCGCAATCATCCGGTGGATTATCTTATTTCCAAACGGCCAAATAAGCAAATGACACAATTTAATTTTCACAAAACGTTGATGGTTTCGGCCATGTTGCGTGGAAATGGTATTGCGGTAATTTTAAGAAACCGAAACACCGGGATCCAAACCGGGTTTGATCTTATCCATCCGGATCATTTGTATAAAATTTACAAAGATGATTCCGGGGATCTGTTTTATTCGATTAAAGGTCATGGAATTGTTTCATCCGATGATGTGATTCACATTCCCGGATTTTCATTCAATGGCATTACCGGGATATCGATTTTTAAATATGCGGCCCAAAATTTAGGTGCCGCCATTTCATCGGAAACATTTGCAGATGAAAATTTCAAATCCCGTGGATTGTTGGCCGGGATAATCAAATCACCAAAATCGGGGATGGGAGCAAATGCGAAAGCAAAAATCGCCAATGCATTGGAAGATAGGTTATCCAAAGGCGGCACCCATAACGTTGGTTTGTTGGATGAAGGGATGGATTTTCAATCCATCACGGCCAATGCTCAGGAAGCCATGTTAATTGATTGGAAAAAAATATCAATTGAAGATGTTGCCCGGTGGTTCAATATTGCACCCCATAAAATCAAACATTTGGATAAGGCAACATTATCCAACATTGAACAACAATCATTGGAACACGGATCCGACACCATAGCACCGTGGGCCAAAAGGATCGAGGAAGAATACGATGTAAAATTATTCACCGATGCGGAACGAAGTGTGGTATATACCAAATTCAATACCAATGCATTGATCCGAACGGATGTTAAAACAAAATCCGAATATTATTCACGGGCCATCAATTTTGGATGGCACACAAGAAATGAAATCCGTGAATTGGAAGATTATAACAACATTGATGGTTTGGATGAACCATTAACGCCAGTAAACGCAAAAACATTGGAACAAATTCAAAAGGAAATGAGCAATGGAAGCGAATAAAAACACAATATATTTCCCGGCAATGGTTCGGGGATCCGAATTCACAGAAGATCAAAACGAATTTGATTTTATCATCACCACGGATAAGGTTGATAAACACCGAACAATATTCCGGGCCGATGGTTGGGATTTTTCCGAATACAAATCAAATCCCGTTGTTTTCTATAATCACCGTTCGGGATCGGATGATCCGGATGATTTAATTGGGATCACCATTGATGGCCCAAAAAAGGAACAATTAAAAGATGGATCCACGGGTTATGTGGCCACCGTTCGATTGGAACCCAAAGATGTTAATTCCAAAGCGGAAAAAGTTCGGAAAAAAATCATCAACGGTTCATTGCGAATGGCATCCATTGGAGCCACCGTTCACGATTATGAATTCATTGATGATCCGGAAAATGAAGATCGTTCGATTTTAGTTTTCACCAAACAAAGGTTGTTCGAATGGTCAATTGTTGGTGTTGGATCTAATCCGGGAGCATTAAAAAAGAATAACGAAAATACAATATCGGCCATCCGTTCAGCGTATGAAGCCGAAAACGATAAAGGCATTCCGGATCCGGAATCCGATGCCGTAAAAAATGGGCACCAAATCGAACGTGCCCGGTTGGAAGTTCAAAAATTAAAATCAAATTCAAAATGAAAAAAAGTGATCAGTTAAAACAAACCCGATCGGCCAAATTAGAAAAATGGCAGGGGATTGTTGATGCCGCCGGGACCGAAAACCGGGCATTTACAGAAGATGAAAACACCCAAATCGAAACGTTGCGAAACGAGGTTAAAACCTTAGATACGCAAATCGAAGCACAAGAAGATTTGGAAAATCGCCAAGCGGCCGCCGCCGCCGCCGCCGGAACCACCGTTGAATCCGATGATGGTGAAGCAAAGGAAAAACGCCATTTGCGTGATCGTTTTTCCATCACCAAAATGTTCCGTGATGGAATGCGTGGCAATTTAAGTGGTGCCGAAAAAGAAGTTCAAGAAATTGCGATCGAGGAAAACAGAGCCGCAAAAATCAATTTTGATGATGATGCCGGATCGGCCATGCGTTTGCATATTCCATTATCATTTGTCAGGGCCACACAACAAACCGTGGCAGAAGATTCCGGAAATTTTGGTGGGCAATTGGTTCAGGAAGCAACACCACGGGTGATCGATGGATTGGAACCCAAATTGATGATCGAAGAATTAGGGGCCACCGTTTTAACTGGTTTATCAGGTGGATCTATCAAAATGCCCGTTGCCAATTCTTATCCGTTCGAATGGTTGGTTGAAGGTGCCAATATTACCGGCCAAAAAGGTCAATTTACCGGGCCAACAATGAGCCCAAAAAGAGCCGGGTTGTTATCCCGTGGTTGGGCAAATGCTATCAATGCGGCGGCCATTAATGGTGCCGGTGGGGCGGCCCCAACTGGAATTTTGAATATTGCCGGTACAAATGCGGCGGCCGATGCATCAGCGGTGGCGGCAACATTTGCCAAAATTGTTGAATTGCAAGGTTTGATCGAAGAAGATGATTCCACCGAAACATCATTGGCATATTTACTACATCCAAAATTGAAAGCGGCATTAAAAACCGTTTCAAAAGATACCGGATCCGGTCGTTTCTTAATTGAAAACAATGCATTGGATGGATATCGATTCCGATCAACATCATTGGTTCCCGTTGGGGATGATACCGGAACGCCAATTTATCCATTAATCTTTGGTGATTTCGCCCAAATGTATGTTGGCCAATGGGGTGGATTGTCATTCCTTGTGAATCCATATAGTGAAGATTTAGCGGATTCGGTCAGGATCACCGTGAACACCCATGCGGATGTTGTGGTTGCATTACCGGAAGCATTTGCGATCAATGGATTCCTAACGGCATAAAAATATTTAAATCCGGCATAGGTTTAAGTGTTTGATTAATTGTTGTTTTGATGGCCCATCCTATCCGGGTGGGCCATTTTTTCAAAAGTAAGTTTAATTTAAAACGAATGTATCATGGCAAAAAAAGCCAACAAAAAAATCCGGGTAACAAAATCTTTGTGGGGTAAATTTAATTTACCGTATCGGCCCGGAACCGATGTTTCAATCGATTCAAAATTGGCATCGGAACTGATTAAAGAAGGTTTTGCGATATCGGCGGCCGATGCGGCCAAAGCGGAAAAAGATACCGACGAAGGAACCGAGGAAAAAGAATAAATAAACCTTTCACGTTTTTTGATTAATGGAAACAACATATACCATATCGAACGGAACACCGGAAATTGAATTGATTCCATTAATTCAATTGAAAGATCATTTAAAAATTGATTTTGATGATGATGATGATTTGTTGGAATCAATGTTGGAATCGGCCATTGCGGCCGCCGAAAATTATATGGATCTGTTTATTAAAAAACGTGATATTGTTTTGTCGTTTGATGTTTTTGCAGACGAAATACCAATTCCATTTGGGCCAATTATAGGTGATCCCGTGATCGTTTATGATCCGGAAACCGGATCCGAAATTGATGTTTCGGCAAAATTTAAATTGCACAATATCATTGGTGTTGGTTATATGCTTAAATGCATAGATCCGGAAGGGGTTCCAACCGATGTTAAGGATGTGCCCGGATCCGTTCGAATATCGTTTTCGGCCGGATATGAACAATCCCAGGGTGTGCCAAAACCGATCAAACACGGCGTTTTAATGATCACATCGGATTTGTATGAATATCGAACCGATCGATCGGAAATATATTCAACACGGGCGATGGCATTATTGCGGCCATACAAAAAATGGTGATGGAAACGGAAAAAATCAAAATCGGGCAAATGGATCACCGGGTTGAAATTGTTCAGAAAACACGAACAAAATCATCCACCGGTGCCGAAACCGAAACCAATGAAACGATTTGCACCGTTTGGGCAAAACGAACCACGGCATCCACGGATAAAATATTGGATGATAAGGTGGTTGCCCTGAATGTGAACACATATGAATTCAGATATCAACCGGTTTTAAAAACATATGATATTCAGGATCTTTTTTTGATCGATGATGGTTTGGAATTTGAAATTTATGGTTTTGAAATCATTGGCCGAAATCGATATTATAAATTTAAATGTCAAATCCGTGGATAAATTAATCACAGAAATCACCGGGTTTGATGAATTGCAAAAGCAAATAAAACGTTTGCCGGATAAAATTAAACGGCGTGAAATACTGAAAATATTAAGGCGATCGGCCCGATCCACAATTCAGGCATCCCGACAAGAGGCACCCCAATCCAATCGGAAAGGAAAATCAACACCCGTTGGGAATCTGAAAAAAAGTATAAAAGCGGCAACAATGCGGCGTTCATCGGTGCCCATGATTGTGGTTGGGCCAAGATCGTCGGGTAAATACGATGGATGGTATGGCCGATTGTTTGTTATTCCCGGCCATAATATTTATCGGGGTGGTTTTCGCAGAAGTCGAAAAGGAAACCGAAAATTTAATGATGCCAACCGGGCCGGAGTTGTTCCACCTAATCCATTTATGGAACGTGGGTTTGCCCGAACTGGTGGAAGGGTTGCAAAAACAGCCGTAAAATCAACGGAACGATACATTCAAAAACAAATCGATCGATTATCATGATCAAAACAGTTTCGGAAAAAATTTATACGGTGATCAAAGCGTTTTCGGATGCCAATGGATCCCCGTTTGGTGATGGTGAAATTTATCCCATCATTGCCCCAAAAGATGCGATATATCCATTTTTGGTGTATCAAATCAATATCGAAGATCAATATTCCAAACAAGGCGTTTTTGATGTGAACGTTCAATTGTTGATTGTAAATGATGGCTATGATGCCATGTTGGATGTGGTCGATGATTTACAAACGTATTTAAAAACCGATCCCGATATGCATTTTTTATCAGGATCCACCGGCATCAATCCGGATGATCAAAATGAATTCAATATTAGTTTAACATATAATTTAAAAATGATTCAATAATGGCAGCAGGTCAATTTTACAGAGGAAAAAATTTGCGGTTCACCTTAGATGGTGATACACTATTTCACGCAACATCATGTTCATTATCAATTGCATCCGATGTGGATGAAATTGCAACAAAGGACACAAACGGAAAAGTATTTATTCCGGGAAGTTATTCCGGAACATTATCAATGGAAAATTTATTAGCCGATATCGAAGGTGGGGCAACAAACGTGATCGATCAAGCCGCATTGTTGGGCTATCAATTAAACAATACGTTGGTAACGTGGGAATTTACAACCGGTGTAACGGGTGATATTGTAATTTCCGGGTCATGTTATATGACGCAATCGGATCTAAATGCCGAGGAAGCCGGGATAGCATCCGGATCATTTTCATTTCAAACCACGGGTGATATCGTAGTTGGTACAGTTGCCCCATAAATTTTAAATAAATAATATCATGGAAGGAACTATTCAGATTGGAAAAAAGGAATACAAATATTCCTTTAGGCAGAAATCCCGGCGATTGTTTATGGAATCGCAAGGAATTGAATATTGGGATGATTATGCCAAAAAATTGGAAGTGTTGCAACCCCATCCAAAAAAAGGGATGGGAATAACTGGAATGACCGTTTTCGCCGAACTGGTGATTGCGGCCGTTCAATCGGAACAACCCGATTTTAAAATGGATCCCGATGATATGGTGGATCAATTCATTGATGATCCAAAAATTTTGGAATCATTAATGGAAAATTTCACCAAATCGGTTGAACAAGTGAATGAAAGCAATTCACCAAAAGCAAATCCGAGTAGTTCCGGAAAAAAGTCGAAAGGGGTGAAGCGGTAAACGTTTTACCCTATTTCGATGAAGTCGAAAGAACTTGTGGATCTATTGGTTTAGGAATTCGGGAAATGTATGAAATGACACCCCGGCAATTTCAAAACTTTGTTATTGGTGCATTGGAAACCCGTGATTCGGAATTTCGTTTATCATGGGATCAAACCCGGATCGTGGCGTTTTATGCCGCCGCCGGAAATTTGAAAAAAGGAACGAAACCGGAACAATTGTTGAAATTTCCGTGGGATCAAAAATCCCAGGGTTTTGAAG